GCAAAACTAGATGCTGGAGAATATGATGCGATAGTACTTGCAGAAGCAGGACTTGATGCATTAGATATTAAAAGAGATTACGAACGTTTGCCTATCCTTCCAGCTATTGGTCAAGGTATAATAGCATTACAAACACGTAAAGACGATGAAGCAACAAATGCTCTTGTAAGAAAGGCAAACCATCAACTTACATATGAACAGGCAAAATTAGAAAGAGCATTATTAAAAGGTATAGGCGGAAACTGTTCAACAAGAGTAGCAGGTCATGCAACAGGTAATAATCCTATAAGATTAGAGGCAGTGTATTATGAAGATGTTTAAAACTTTTTTCATTACATTAGTATTAGCCTTAGGGTTTTGTCATCCTGTTAATGCATCACACGGAAACCATACAGTAGAGTCAATGGTGCAATGGATAGTAGACAACAGTAGATTTGAATATCACGGTGATCCTTATCCGCAGGTAATGCGTAAAGATCCAATAGAAGTCTGTGAAACTATATATCCTGATGTAGAGCGACACGATGACTGTAACATAGCAGGTTATTATGATCACGACCTAAACATTATTGTTATATCAAATAAAGTTACACAACACATGGTTGAAGATCATTTCCGTGAGGTGGTGTTGGTACATGAACTAGTTCACTTTGTTCAATACTATGACGGTGAGTACGAACGTGCTGATTGTAAACAAGCATTAGAAATAGATGCTTTCGAATTACAAGACAAATGGATAGACCAACAAGGCATAGATCCTGAGCAAAAGAACGACCCACTGTTTGTGGTATTTGTTACTATGTGTGACAGACATCACATTCCAACAGGTAATACACACTAGGAGAATTAATGAGTTTAATTACAACGAAGTACGATTACAAAGAAATTAAGCGTAGGCAAGTAGATGGCAAGCGTTTATACGCATGTCCAGATGGAAATGCTGTCGCAAGTGTTACTACTATCCTTGATAAAACGAAAGATAAGACCCATTTAATTGCTTGGCGTAAGCGAGTAGGCGAACAAAAAGCACAAGAAATTGTTACTGAAGCGGCCAGTGTTGGTACACGTATGCACAAGTATTTGGAAGATTATATAGCAGAATATCCTAATTGGCCTACAGCTGGTTCTAATCCATATGCTCAACAAGCACATAAAATGGCTAGTCAAATTAGAGAGAACGTGCTAGAGAGTCATGTAACAGAAATATGGGGTTGTGAAGTAAATCTATTCCATCCTAAGATATATGCAGGTACTACTGACCTTGTAGGAACATACGATAATAATCCAGCTATTATGGACTTTAAACAAACAAACAAGCCTAAGAAAGCAGAATGGGTTGAGGACTATTACTTACAGCTCACAGCCTATGCTCTCGCTCATAACGAAGTATTTGGCACCAATATACGCGAAGGACATGTGTTTATGTGTTCAAGAGACTTGCAATATCAACAGTTTGATCTATGGCCAGACGAGTTCGACAAGTGGGAACAAAAATGGTGGGATAGAGTATATCAGTATTACGACAAACATGGATAAATATACTATATGAGGAGCAAATAATGGCAGTTGTACAAATTTCAAGAATCCAAGTTAGACGTGGTAAAGGCACAAGTGGTATTCCGCAGTTAGCTGGAGGTGAATTTGGCTGGGCAGTAGATAATCGTGCATTATATATAGGTAACGGCAGTGTTGCAGAAGGTTCGCCAGCAGTTGGTAACACAAAAATAATTACAGAGCATGATAATTTATTTTCACTTGCAGATTCATATACATATTTAGATGGCGTTACTGTACAAACAGGTACAAGTGCAACTTCTCCAATTACAAGAACATTACAAGAAAGATTAGATGAAATTGTAAACATAAGATCATTTGGTGCAACAGGTGATGGAGTTACAGACGAAACTGTTGCAATACAAAGAGCTATTGATCAATTATACATAAACAATTCAACTAAGGGAACTGAACAAAGTAGAGTTAGATTATATATTCCTGCAGGGAAATATATTGTTACCGATACTATTTACCTACCACCTTATTGTACAATATTTGGTGCCGGTATGGAAAAAACAATTTTCAGCATGACTGACAATGATACTGTATTTCAAACAGTAAACAGTTCAAGTACACCAAATAATTATGCTAACGACAGTTCAAGCACAACATTGAACCAAGCAAGTAATATTCATTTAGAAGGTATTACTATACAAACAATATCAACTGCGAAGCCAGCTATTAGATTGCAAAGTTGTAAAAACAGTCATTTCAAAGAAATTAAAATTACAGGTCCATGGACAACAGGAACAGCAGTCACTACAGCAAATGCAGGTATTGAATTAGAATCATTAAGTTCATTAGTAGGAACACAACAGAATAAGTTCGATCATATTATGTTTAACGGATTGAGTGTAGGTATTGCTAGTGATGACGACATTTATAATAACCATTGGCATTGCTGTTACTTTCAAAATTTAGGAAACGGTGTGATGTTTGGTGAAGGAACATCATTAGGCGCTCAAGGACAATCAACAGCACCATGTAAAAATAAAATAAGTCAAAGTTCATTTAGTGACATTGACAAAGAAGCTATTGTTATTACACAAGGTACAAACAATATTAGTTCACACAATAACTTTGAGAGTGTGGGTAACGTTGGAGGTAACGAAGGTAATGCACAATATAGTGTGATTGATTTTAACAAGCCAGGTAATTCTAGTGTAGAAGATTATTTTGCTAGAACAGCCGACTTAGGTTACAATCAAACATATATTTCAACATACAAATACGTATCTGAAATAAAAGGCAAAGTAAACGCTACACTTGGCGGCCTTAACAGTCTAGAAGTCCAAGAGGCATCATCGTCCACTTACTTCTTTAGACTTCCAGGTGACTACAGTCGGACATACAATATTGATTATACATATAGTAGTTCTGTTGCTAACGCTCAAAGAAGCGGCACAATGGAATTTATGCTAGATGTAGGAACCAATACTTTAAATTTTGTAGACGACCATACATATCAGGGTGATAGCAACTACGAAACCGCATTGACCTTTACTGCCGCTACAATTAACGCAGATGGACAATCAGGGGTTGACACGATAGTGGTTTCTATGTTAAACTCTATAATAAATGATCAAGGTGAATTCAACTACAAAATCAAAGTTCGAAGTTAATGTATGAATTAAAATTTGAAGACAAAGTAAAAGTCTGGAAAGATTTAAGAGATGAACTTGAATCTTCAGCTCAACCTTTTGAGCTTTTAAGCAAGTTTGTTAAGGACTTACCACGTAGTTCACGAAAGACGAACGCATGGGATCCAAATAGTGTGGCAGAACCTTGGCACTTAATCGAGAACAGCTCATTTACTGAGTATGAAATTGCACTATTATACGCCTATACTTTACAGTTAACAGATCGTTTTAGTAAGGCCAAAGTGGAGATACATATCAGTAAGGACATAAACAAAGACGTTAACATGTACCTAGTGTATTTGGACGGAAGTATTGTTTTAGGATACAACAACGAAGTATTCACAAGCAATTTAATACCAGAAGGCATTGTATCACAAAAGGTGATTCAACTGCCTCCGTTACACTAAATATTTTTTAAATAAAGGAAGTGAAGTAAGATGAAGCAAAACCTAAATATTCTTAAAAGAGATGGAACACTGGTTCCGTTAGATATCCAAAAAATACATAAAGTTGTTAACTTTGCATGCGAAGGGCTTGCAGGAGTTAGTAGTAGTTTAATACAAATGAACGCAGGCATCCAGTTTGCAGAGGGAATGAAATCTAGAGAAATACAAGATCTAATAGTTAGATCAGCAAATGATCTAATTACACTAGAACAACCTAATTATCAATATGCGGCGGCAAGACTATTACTGTATGGAGTCTATAAAGATGTTTACGGTGGCTTCGAAAAAATTACTTTAAAAGAAATGATTAAGAAAAATATTGATCGTAGTGTTTATGATAGTGCAATATTAGAATCTTATAACGATGATGAATTACAAAAACTAGATTCATATATCCATCACAAGCGTGATGAGAACTTTACCTACGCAGGTCTGCGTCAGGTAGTGGACAAATATCTTGTCCAAGATAGATCAAGCGGAGAGTTATTTGAAACTCCACAACACATGTACATGATGATTGCGGCAACACTCTTTGCCAACTATCCAAAAGAAGATAGGTTACATTATGTAAGGAGATACTATGACTCGACCTCACTTTTTAAAATCAATATCCCAACGCCGGTCATGGCCGGAGTGCGTACTCCAGTTAGGCAGTTTGCCTCTTGTGTGCTTGTTGACAGTGACGACACGCTCGATTCGATCTTTGCGTCAGACATGTCCATCGGTAGATACACAGCTCAAAGAGCTGGTATCGGTATTAACGCAGGACGTATACGAGGAGTCAACAGCAAAATCCGAGGAGGAGAAGTTGCACACACAGGCGTAGTTCCTTTCCTTAAAAAGTTTGAAGCAACAGTACGTTGTTGTACACAAAATGGTGTACGTGGCGGAAGTGCTACAACACATTTTCCTTTTTGGCATCAAGAGATTGAAGACATCCTTGTACTGAAAAACAACAAAGGCACAGAAGACAATCGTGTACGTAAATTAGATTATTCTATTCAACTTAATAAAACTATGTATGAAAGGCTGTTAACCAGCGGCAACATAAGCCTTTTCTCGCCACATGATGTGCCAGGGTTATACGAAGCATACTTTGGTGATCCTGATGAGTTTAAAGAACTTTATGAAAAATATGAAAGAGCTACTTCAATCAAGAAGCGTTCTATTCCCGCTATGGAACTGTTTTCAGCATTAATTAAAGAACGTGCTGAAACAGGACGTATATACATAATGAACGTTGATCACTGTAATACACACAGTTCATTCAAAGACAAAGTGTACATGAGTAACTTGTGTCAAGAAATTACTCTACCAACCAAGCCACTAAACCATATTGACGATAAAGAAGGTGAAATTGCTTTATGTATCCTTAGTGCAATTAATGTTGGTACACTTAAAGAACTAGATGACTTAGAAGAACTATGCGAACTAGCAGTTAGAGCATTAGAAGAAATAATTGATTACCAAAGATACCCGATCCAAGCGGCAGAAATTAGCACAAAGGCTAGACGTAGTTTAGGTATAGGATATATTGGGCTTGCACATTATCTTGCAAGACATCAATTATCATATAGCCATAAAAGAGCTTGGAAGAAAGTACATGATCTATCAGAAGCATTCCAATATTATTTGTTAAAAGCATCTAATAAACTTGCAAAAGAAAGAGGAGCATGTGACTACTTTGCACAAACTAAATATAGTGATGGCATACTGCCGATCGATACTTACAAAAAAGAAGTTGATGAGCTAGGAGACTTTAAGTTAAAATATGATTGGGATTCTTTACGCAATGACATACGACAGCACGGTTTACGGCACAGCACATTGTCCGCACAAATGCCTTCAGAGAGCAGTTCCGTTGTGTCGAACGCAACAAACGGAATCGAACCACCTAGAGGTTACTTGTCCGTTAAGAAGTCCAAAAAAGGGCCTCTTAAGCAGGTTGTTCCGCAGTACCAATCGTTAAAACAATATTATACTTTGCTATGGGATATGCCTAGCAACGAAGGATATATTAACATTGTAGCAATGATGCAAAAGTTCTTTGATCAAGCTATAAGTGGCAACTGGAGTTACAATCCAACACACTTTGAAAACAACGAAGTGCCAATGAGTGTAATGATAGGTGATTTGCTAAACACGTATAAGTATGGATGGAAAACTTCTTATTATCAAAACACATATGATTATAAAACAGATGGTGATGTGGTAGAGGAAGTAAAACAGCCTGTAGCTAGAGATGAGTTTGCAGGTACAGATGAAGAGTATGATGAACATTGTGAGGCATGTGCAATATAAAGGTTGACTTTGCACTTATACAATGTTATAATACATTTAGATAAAGAGGATATAGAGAAAAAAAATGGCTAAGACAGTATTTAATCAAGAAAAAGTAGACTTTACAAAGAGCACCATGTTCTTTGGACCAGATCAAAACACACAAAGATATGATGTGTTTAAATTTCCCGAGTTTGATAAACTTAATCAAACTATGTTAGGTTACTTTTGGAGAGCTGAAGAAGTTTCTTTACAAAAGGATAGAGCAGACTATCAATTGTTCCGTCCAGAGCAAAAGCATATCTTTACAAGTAATTTAAAGTATCAAACATTATTAGATAGTGTACAAGGACGTGGACCTAGTCTAGCTTTTCTGCCATATGTATCTTTGCCAGAACTAGAAGGTTGTATTGTTACTTGGGACTTCTTTGAAACAATTCATTCACGTTCATATACACACATAATGAAAAATGTGTATCCAGATCCAAGTGAAGTATTTGATACTATCTTAGACGATAAAGAAATTTTAAAAAGAGCAACAGCAGTAACAAAGAACTATGATGCATTTACTGAAGCGGCTGATCTTTGGTTCCATAAAGGCGAAGGTTCGTTACGTGATGTCAAAAAGAAGATGTTCCTTGCTATGATGAATGTAAATATATTAGAAGGACTACGTTTTTATGTTTCCTTTGCATGTACATTTGCATTTGCAGAATCTAAAGTAATGGAAGGTTCAGCAAAAATTATTAGTTTAATTGCACGTGATGAAGCAACACATCTTAATTTATCAACTCATGTATTAAAGCATTGGTTGAAAGGTAATGATGATCCAGAAATGCAAAGTGTTGCTAAAGAGTGTGAAGAAGAAGTATTGGCTATGTGGCAAGAATGTGTTAACGAAGAAAAGGCTTGGGCGAACTATCTATTTAAAGATGGTGCAATAATTGGTTTGAATGAAGAACTGTTGCATCACTATGTAGAATGGATCGCAAACAAAAGACTAAAAGCACTTGGATATAAAACATTGTTTGATAGACCAATTAATACAAACCCACTACCTTGGACACAACATTGGTTGAGTTCGTCAGGATTACAAGTGGCTCCACAAGAGACTGAAGTAGAGTCATATATTATTGGCGGCATCAAGCAGGATGTAGACAAGGATTCACTGAAAGGATTTAGTCTATAATGCAAGAAGTAGTAATTTATAGCAAGCCGCATTGTCCTTCATGCGTAAAGGCAAAGGCTGTATTTGATAAAATGAATGTCGAATACAAAACATTTACACTTGGTACTGATATTCAGCCAAGTGAACTTATGGCACTTTTTGAAGAAAAAGGATTGCCAGCACCAAGAACTGCTCCACAAGTTTTTATAGGTAGTCAACATATTGGAGGGTACGAACAATTACTTTCTTATATTGAAACAACCGGATGGAATGGAACAGGCGAAAGTTTAGGATAATATATGTTATTAGAAGCAACTTATAAAGAAGGCGATACAATTAGTTTTAAAACTGTAGCAGGTGAAGAAGTAATTGCTCGCTTACTAAAGAAAGAAAAAGATTCAATGAAAGTTAAGAAGCCAATGGCTCTTACTATGACTAAAGACGGAATTGGCATGGTGCCATTTACCTTTACTGTTGGACGCGATAGTGAACTAGATATTAATCTATCAACTATTGTGTTTATTGCTAAGACTGAAAAAGGAATGGCAGACCAATACATTGAATCAACAACCGGCATAAAGATTAACTAAAAGGAGATAAAGATGTCAGAACAATCAATTCATGAACAAATCGTAGGAATGTATGAAACGTACATTGCTGAGAACGAAAAATTTGAAGGCGGCACAAAAGCGTCAGCGGCAAGAGCTCGTAAAGCATTAGGCGAAATGGGTAAACTTGCAAAAGCAAAACGTGCTGAGATTCAAGAAAAAAAGAACAATATGTAATAAATATTACAGGGCGTAGATTTATTTTACGCCCTGTATACACAGAAGGGCATTAAATGATTAAACAGGGCAAATTAAAATGGTACAATCACGTTAAAGGATATGGTTTCATATCACGTGATGAAGGTCAAGCAGACTTGTTTGTACACATATCAGAGTTCAGAAAATCAGGTATTAAAAAAGTTGTTGAAGGTATGGTTGTTGAATATACTATAGACGATCATAACGGTAAACCTGTAGCTATCGATGTTAAAGTAATCCATACACCAGAACAGTAAGAAAGGAATAGTCCAGTGGGCATAATTGAAAGTTTATTTGTGCTTTGGGGACTGTTCATTAAACACGCGATTGCGGATTTAGCAATACAATCTTTCAGAACACCAGGA